GTACCTTACCCAGCTAACTTAGTAGCCATTGCTACGGGGGTCGCTGCGGTTGTTGCTGGTATTGCTTCGGCAGTTTCAACACTAAATTCTGCTAATGTGCCGGGCGGAACTGCTGCAACGCCAACCGCTCCACAGGTTGCAACCGCTCCAGCTATCCAACAAGCGACTGCTGGAACTACCGAACTCGGAGGAGCGGAACAAGCACAGCTCGCACCGATACAAGCCTATGTCGTAGAAACAGAGGTAACGGGCAACCAAAACAACGTAAACCAAATTGAATCACAAGCAACATTCGGAGGATGAACAAGCTACCAGTAATCTACTTAACAATTGACGAAGACCACGAAACGGGTCTTGATGCTATCTCTTTAGTTGACCATCCAGCCATTGAGCGTAATTGGATGGCATTTAACAAGAAGCACAAGTTCGCAATGAACGAAGAAAAACGAATCGTAAGCGGAGCGGCAATGGTTGCCGATTATCCCATTTACAGAAAGGACGAGGACGGGCGCGAGTATTACGTAGTCTTTGACTCTGATGCCATACGTAAGATAGCTTACAAGTTTATGAAGGAAGGCAAGACCAACGCGACCAACTTAGACCACTCAACAGATGTAGAAGGCGTGTTCATGTTTGAGAGTTTCCTGATTGACGAAATGAAGCCAACGCCAAAGGGATTCGACAAACTGCCTAACGGCTCTTGGTTCGTAAGCTACAAGGTCGATAACGATGAGGTATGGGAGGATGTTAAGAAAGGAACTTTCAAAGGGTTCAGCGTTGAGGGAGTGTTCAGCGAGAGCCGACAAATGGACGTGGACAAAATGATAATTGAGGAGGTGGAGAAAGCACTACGGGCATAGCCAAGTGGCACACCTTTCTTGAATTGCTATTTAAAGAAAAACAACGCATGAACATTTCAGAACTTGTTGGCAAGAAATTGCCCGAAATCAAGAAACTACTTTTCAGCGAGACAACCGAAGAGGCTTTTGTCGATGCTAAACTTGTGGACGGTACTATCGTCCGAGTAGAACCAGCTTTGGAAATAGGCGCGTCTGTTGCCGTTGTAGGTGAGGATGCTGAAGTAGTACCAGCACCTGACGGAGAACATGAACTTGAAAGCGGTGAAATCGTAAGAACTGAAGGCGGTCTTATTGTTGAGATTCTTGAACCTGAAGCTGAGCCAGTTGAAGAGGAAGCTAAAGACGAGGACAAAGAGGAAGAGATGAGCGCGGAAGAAACTACCGAAGAAGTAGTTGCTGAGTTCGATGCTGAAGCGTTCAAACTTGATATTATGGACTCAGTTGCTACTCTAATCCAATCGGAGGTTGAGAAGTTCGCCAAGACTGAGAAGGTCGGAGAAATCGAGAAAGCGGTTAGCCTTATGACTGACATCATCGAGAAAATGGCAGCAACTCCAAAGGAAGAGCCTACAAAGTCAGTTCCTAACCCATTCGGAAAGGGAAAAGATTACTCTGAACTCGCGAGAAAAATGCGCGAGGCAATGAAAGCAAAAAAATAAACCACAATAAAACATTAAACAATGCCTTTAGATTTTACAACTGGCTCGATTCAAGCGTATATTGACGAGCAAAATTTTGAGTTAGCGACTGCCGCTCTTATTGGCGGTCGTACTGCTGGTTTCCTAACTCCTCAAGTCGGAGTTAAAGGAGAAACAAAGATTAACAAAATGGACGTTGACGTTGTTATGCAAGACGGTAGCGGATGTTCATTTGCACAAAATGGAGACATCACTTTCACTCAAGAGACTATTGACGCGAAGCAAGTCAAAATCAATATGGAGTTCTGTCCGAAAGACTTGAACGCATATTACTGGAGAACTCAGATGCCAGCAGGAACTCATCAAGAGTCCCTTCCTTTCGAGGCTCAGTTCGCAAACTACCTTGTTGCAAAAGTTCAAGACGAACTTGAGAAGGTAATTTGGCAAGGAGACGCAACTTCAGGAAGTGGTAACTTGGCAATGTTTGACGGTCTTTTGATTGACGCGGCTAACTTCACAGATTGCAACGGCACAAGCGGTTCTTTCGGGTCGGCTCTAAGTGGTTCAATCAATGTCGGTAACGTACTTGAAGCGGTTGAAAGAATTTATGTTGAGTCTCCTTCTGCGGCAGTTGCTCAAGATGACTTCCGAGTTTACTTAGGAGTTGACAAATTCAGAGCCTTGGTTTCTGCGATTATGAACGGACAAGGCGGGCCTTCTTTGTTTGCCACTAACCTTGCGACCAACGGTTCGGTTGACCGAGCAGACGTTGACCCGTTGAGAATAATCCTACCGGGTACGAATATGGAAATCGTAGGAGTTGGCGGTCTTGACGGACTTGACAAGGTTATAGGTTTCTCATCTAACAACGCATATTTAGGCGTTGATTTGTCTGCGGATAGTACTAACATCGAGTCGTGGTACTCACAAGACGACCGTAAATTCCGCGTTGCGATGGAGTTCACAATGGGAACTGGAATCGCTTACAAATCAGAAGTCGGTAAGGTAATTATCTAATTTAACGGGGCGGCTTTCGGGTCGCCCCTTCACTCTAAAAACTAAAAACATGGCATATACTGGATGCGCACTCAGCTACTCATATGACCTCGATTGCCGCGATGCTGTTGGAGGGGTGAAGAGCGTTAGATTTGCGAACCTTGCTGACTATCTTGCACTAAACCCTGTCGCTCCTGCTGGAATTGTTACATCAATCACAGGAACGCCTACATTCTACAAGTACGAGCAGTTGAAAGAAACTTCCTCTTTGACCGAAACCATCAACGGTAACAGTCAGAACGGAACGGTTTACTTTACTCCTGAGTTGGTTGTAGTGCTTTCTAAACTGGATGTTGACAAGCGTAACGAAATCAAGGTATTGGCTCAGCAACGTTTGGTTGCTATCGTTGAAACTAACGACGGTACTTACTGGGTTGTTGGTTACCAAAACGGTCTTGAGTTGAACGCTGGAAGTTCTGCAACGGGTACGGCTTTCTCAGACCTTAGCGGTTACAGTTTGACATTCTCAGGCCTCGAGGCCGAGCCGATGGTTGAGATTGATGCCGCAGACGTAACTGCGATTACAAACTAATTCGTATCTTCACTTTCTCTTTTTCATTGTTCTGTTGAAAGGGGGTCGGCTAACGCTGACCCTTTTTCGTTTGGCACAATTTCGTCTTTTTGCTATTTAAAGAAAAACAAGCATGGCTTCAACGCTAACACCATCAACCGCAACGGTTCAAATTGTCGAAAGTCTAACGCTCGGAGTTGACAGAGGTGCAACACATACGCGCACCATTAACAACATTAGCGAGGCGGACAGACGAGTTCTATCCGTTCCTTCAGCTTCTGAGATTACCATTTTGTCGGTCGGAACTGCCAACGCTCAAGGAACTTTTGTAAGGTCTAACATCCGTTACATTCGAATCACCAATCTTGACAATACGAACTTTATAAGGGTTCGAGTTTCAAGAAGTTCACATGACACTTTTGATTTGAAGATTCCAGCGGGTGCGACCTTTATGGTTCACACGGGAGATATCAGCGCAAACTCAAGCGGTTCTTCTTTTTCATCATTCGAGGAGTGGGATGTTATTTCCGCGCAAGCAGATACGGCAGACGTTGACGTGGAAGTCTTTGCAATTACGGTTTGATAAACATCGAACGAAATAGCGCAAACGAGATAGCGTTGACCCTGACTGAAAAGGGAACGGCTGCTTACTACCTGTTCAAATTCCAGTCGGACAACACGGAGGCGGTGGAGTACTGCATTGCTACGGATTCAAGTCTTTACCCTGAGCGCTTTAACAAGTTCACTATTACAGAACAGACAAGCCCAGACAATCTGAACGCAGAGGTGGAACTTCCAACAGAGGGACAATGGCGGTACTTCGTTTACGCTAACTCTTCCGCGACCAATTTAGACCCGACAGGATTGACCGAATTAGAATCGGGAATCGTGAAAGTAACGGGAACAACAACACCAGTAACCACCTACTCAGGCGGCAACTCAAACTATGTAGTCTATGGCTCTTAAAATTTTAAACTTCGGAGCGCATAAAGTACCGACCTTCAAGGAGGCGAGGGGCAAGGATTGGATTCTATTCGGAGACGAAGGCGAGTACAAGAACCGTTACCCTGAGTACCTTCTGAACCTCTACCGTAGAAGTGCCAAGCATCACGCTATAATCAACTCCAAGAAAGACTACGTAGTTGGTCAGGGCTGGTCAGTAGATGCGGAAGGGTTGGACACTATGGCGCTTGCAAGGCTTCAGCAGTTCATAAATGAGCCTAACCAATACGAGTCGTTAAACGACATCTTGGAGAAGGTTGCACTTGACTACGAACTTTACAACGGCTTCGCTTTAGAAATCGTTTACAACCAGCTGAACGACAAGATAGCGGCTATTTACCACGCTGACTTTGCACGTTATCGTTCAAACGAGGATGGTACGAAATACTACTACTCCGAAGATTGGAAGAAACATAACCCAGTAGTCGAAGAAATAGACGCTTTCAACTGGAAAGAGCCAAGCGGTAAGCAGCTACTTTACGTCAAAGGGTACTCACCCGACTGCAAATACTACCCATTGCCTACCTATTTGGGGTCAACGGGTTACATTGACCTCGATATCGAAATCCAGAACTATCATATTTCTGCGGTTCGTAATAACTTTGTTGTTTCAAGTATAATATCATTTCATAATGGCACGCCTACGCTTGAGGAGCAAGAGGAAATTGAGCGGCAAATAAAGGACAAGTTTACGGGAACGGACAATGCTGGTTCGTTTGTTTTAAACTTTGCCGATTCGCGAGAAAGAGGCATAGACATACAACGCCTAAACGGGAATGATGACGACAAGCGTTTCGACATCTTAAATAAGACCGTTCAAAGAGAAATCTACGCTGGTCATCAAGTAACTGACCCAGCACTCTTTGGAATCAAAGAAGATGGAATCTTCACGAGCAGAAACCAATTGGTAGATAGCTTTGAGTTATTCCAAAACACCTACGTAAACAACCGACAGCAGTTTATCGAAAGGGTGTTCAATGAGCTGGCAGCATTGCAAGGACTTTCGAACAGGTTGTTTATTCAAGACACCGAGCCAATTTCTATTCAGTTCAGCGAAAACACGGTTGTTAGCGTAATGACCCAAGAAGAAATCCGCGAGAAAATCGGACTTCCTAAACTTGAGCAACCACTACAAGCTGCCAAGACTTCAAAGGATGAGGACGATGTTCTTGTGGAGTACTTCAAGAACTGCGGCTCGACAGACTACGAACCAGTCGGAAATGGCAAGGCGTTAAACTTTGAATCTGAAACCTCCGCAAGATTACACGAGGAATTGAATCGAAAGTATTGGTTTGCTGAGATAGACCCGTTGGATACGGCTATCTTGAACATCCTAAAGGAGAACCCAGCTACTCCATTCCTTGCAATAGCTGAGCAGCTACAATTATCCATTGAAAGGGTAATGGCTGGACTTCAAAGACTCAACGAAGCGAACGCTATCAAGATAGCCATTGACGAGGTGCTTGATTCTACGCAAAGAGCCGTAGAAGTAACCAAAGAAGGCGAGCGGTTGCTTGAAGAGATACCACCAGTTGAAGAGGAGTTCGTTATCCGTTACGTTTACTCTAAACGACCAGAGGCAAGCGGTGCGGCTATCATTCCAACTACCCGACAATTCTGCCGCGAACTCGTAACAGAAACAGAAGCTGGTAAGAGTTGGAAGTTGACCGAGATTCAGGACATCG